CACAGTTTCGTTCTGAGCAGAACTTTGAAACAGTTGTAGTCAAGGAATAGTTATGAGGAAATTCATTCTATTCATTCTATTCATTCTATTCATAACTCCATCATGTAGTAAGAACAGTTTCATGGGGGGTTCCCCAATCATTGTTTACTTCAATTCATCTTCATACTCAATCGTGTCAAGTGACAACGTGACATTATCTTGGGATGTAAATGATGCCACTAGTGTAAGAATTAGTGGGATTGGGGACACCCCACTTAAAGGTTCTGTCATAGTGAGTCCAAAAATCACCACAATCTATACCATGAGCGCGAGTAATAAGAACGCTCTGGTTCAACAGACTCTTACTATCACAGTCAAATAGGATACAGTTATGACTCCACTCATTGAACTCGGTAACGTCATTACTCTAACTCAGAATGTTGTGTATGCACTTCCACAGAAGCGTGTGAAGATGTTTACATCGACCGCGGGGGCTGCATTCGGATTGTCGAATGATGTTGCATTCGGAGCATCTATTGTGCCTACACTAGTTGAAGGTAGTTACGAAACTGTGGCGGGATTCATTCGGTCTACAGCCGCAGATGCTTTGTGTGTCTTTAAGGGATTCTGATGGGACTGGGTAATCTAATCAATTTATACAGGATTCAAAAACTGTATGGATTGCTTAGACAAGGTAAAGAGAATCCAGCCAAATTCAAGACCAAGGAATATTGGTTGGAAGTATTCAAAACCGCTTGGTCCATAACAGAGGTAAAAGAAATGTTTAATTTTCTAAAAGGTTATAAGACCTATATCATCGCGGCTCTGACCGCCGCACTCACCCTATTGAGAGCATTGGGCTATATTGACGAGGCTACATATCAGACACTTCTCGCATTGTTGGGAGCTGGTGGACTGACAACTGTAGCCATGAAGATTAATGACATTAAGTCTAATATTAAGTAAATTATGAGTTTCGACCGTGGGTTCTGGAAACCAAACCGCAAACAGGAGGTTTTCCTCTCATTGCCGAATTCTATCTTTGAAGGATTCTATGGTGGTGGAAACGCTTCAGGGAAGTCTGACGTTCTTTTAGTGTATGGATTGATTCACAGGTGGCATGAAAATCCTACATTCAAGCAGGTTTTCATGCGTCGGACTTTCCCTGAATTACGCAATGAAATTGTTCCACGAAGTAGAGAGATATATCCTAAATTCGGAGCCACATTCAATAAGACTGATATGGTCTGGACATTTCCAAGGAAAGACCAATTCGGAAGTGGAATGACTAATGAAGGGGCAATGATATTCCTGGGTCATTGTGAGGAAGAATCTGATGTTCATAAGTATGACTCGATGGAAATTAATCTATTCACCCCCGACGAACTTACTTCATTCTCCGAATATATTTATCTCTATATTGGTTTCACGCGAGTTAGGACGAAAGTCCCTGAATTACCTGCTATCATTAGGGCCGCTGGAATGCCCGGTGGGATGGGGCATACATTCGTTAAAAAAAGATTCATAAATCCCTGTCCTGCCGGTGGTAAGATTATTATCGGTAAGGGAAATGTAAAGAGATTCTACGTTCATTCCACAGTAGTTGATAACCCTCATGCCGACCCCGAATATAGCGCGAGGCTTGATGGTATTCCTTCTGAGGCAGAACGTAAAGCTAGAAAGTTTGGAGATTGGGACGCATATCAGGGTCAGGTATTCGACGAATTTAGAGACAGACATTATCCCGATGAGCCTGAGAATGCACTACATGTAATTCCACCATTTGGGATTCCTGACTGGTGGCCTAAAATGATTATTGGTGACTGGGGCTTCGCGGCCATGACGTATATTGGCTATTACGCGATATCCCCCTCCAAGAAACTATATCTATATCGTGAGAGAACATTTCTAAAAACTAAAATCTCCGAATGGGCACCAATCGTCAAAGATGATATGGAGAAGGATAATCCCAGAATCATTAAGTTCTGTCGTTCCGCGGGGCAAGACCGTGGACTAGAACATACTATTCAGTCTCAGATTGAAGAAGAATTAGGTAGACCAGTTGAATTATCTGCGAATACTCCTGGTTCACGTATTGCAGGTAAGATGCTACTTCATGAATACTTGCGATGGACTCAGAAACCCCATATCGCTCCATCAGAGATGCCAGTCTATAGTGAAGAATATGCGATGTGGCTCATTAGGAATAAGGGACTACCTGATTATCAGGCATATCTCTCCATATTCAATGCTCATGAGCCGGAAACTAATATTCCTAAATTGCAGATATTCTGCTGTGCAGAAAAGAATCATGATGGACACCCCAACTGTTGTCCAATGATGATTGATGCTATCAGGGCATGTTCTTATGCCAAGCCCAAAGATAATAAACCTGCTGAAGATGTTGCGGAATTTGATGGGGATGACCCCTACGACGACCTCCGGTATGCCTGCGATTCCGCGGAAAGATATTTTGCAGAATCTTCGAGAGAGTTTGACAAGATTAAGAAACAGGAGATTCTAACTCAAGTTCTCGCAGGGACACAGGATTGGACTGGATACTATCGCAATATGAGAACTGTTGAATCAACATCCAAGCCCATACAAGTTGTATCTCGATTTCATAGAAAAGCCTTTCATGATGCTTTCGGATAAACCGATGAAAAAAGTTTCACTCACTCTGGGAATTCTTGCAATCATCTGGGCTTGTGCAAGTCTGTTGCCTAAGTCACCAGTCACAGTTATTCATGCTCAGTCTTTACCCAAGACAGTTACATTGGCATGGGATGCTAATGCTCCCTCAGATAATGTAACGAATTACGTTGTTAGATTGAATGGAACTGTTGTGGGTTCTCCAACTGGGACTACTCAGTTGGTTACAATTACAACCGCGGGGCTTCATACTCTTGCAGTAAGGGCTGTGAATATGTGGGCTGAGTCACCTGATTCAACCTTGACTGTAAATGTTGTGGTTCCCGGAAAACCTACTAATCTGAGGCTTCAGTAATGCTTAACTTCATTCATCGATTACTTAACCCACATTGTGAGTTTTGTCATGACGAACGAGAAGCTGCTCAGATATGTAAATCCTGCGAAACCCTCAAGGGACAATTGGAGAACATCAATTTCGAGAAGGATAAACTACTTTCTCGAATATTGGAGAGACCTAATGTGGAGATTCCTACACAACCAGAACGCACGATAACAGTTCCAACTGGTAATATTCCTTGGGCTGTGCGTCGTCAGATGTTGGAACGCGAGGATAGAGAAAAAGCCCGGTTGATGCGAGATGCTCCTGTAGCCAAAATCTCAACAGAAGATTTGGAAAAGGAACTTGATATAGTTGCAGATGAAAGAGAGAAATCCAATGCCTCTTAGTAGTTTCTTCGGTGGTAAGAAAAAGAAATTCAAAGATAGTGAAAAGGGCGAATCTAAGAAGCATGAGAAGTCCGAATCTAAATTCAAAGAGAAGTTAGAATCTGGACCTTCAATGTCCTTCAAGAAAAAGTTCGGAATGATGTAGGTGAGATATGCCTATTAATGCTGGTCCTAATCGTCCCATGGGTGGTATGCGTCCACAACCTAATATGGCTCAACCTAGACCTATGATGCCAACTAGACCTATGCCTTCTCCAATGGGGGGTATTAATGCGGGGCCATCTCCTAATATTGCTGGTCCTATGAATCCTAGTAGAGGTATTCCTTATGGACAGGGTGGTATTATTGGGCCACAAGGTCCACCTCCGCCTATGACTCCTATGCCTCAACCTATGGCTCCTCCGCCTCAGATGGGTAATATGGGTCCAATGCCTATTGATACTGCACCTGCTAATATTCCTAATATGAATCAGATGTCGCCTCAAATGGGTAATCCTATGGCTGGTGGGTTGCGTAATGCTTATCAGGGTGGTGGACCTACATTGCAGAAGCGAACTTTTGGACAAGGCTAATGGCTTATAAAGAAACTCCTGAAGAAGTCCAAATTCTATTGAAGGAAGTGGTTTCACACTTCGATAGAGAGGACCGTCAAATAAGAGAACGCCAGATTAGGACTTGGCGTAGACTAAAGCTATTCTGGGAAGGTTTCCAGAAGGCATGGTATAGTGAAGTTGCACATGATTGGCGTATCTGGGATGAAGTTCAAACAGACGATACTCAACAGTCTTATTACGATAAACCGATTAATGTATTTCGAGCGTATCTCGAATCTATTATTGCTGCTTTATCTGTTACTATTCCTCCTATTAAGTGTTTTCCTGATGATGCCGATAACACGCTTGACTTGGCTACTGCTAAAGCTGGTGATAAGATAGCTGAGTTAGTCTACAAGCATAATAATGTATCACTTCTTTGGCTCCACGCGCTTTTCATTTACATGACGGAAGGAATGGTCGCGTGCTACACTTATCCAGAATCTAATGA